GAATCTTTAATTAAGTCAAATGGTGGTGGATGGCATTCTCCAGATAATATCTATTCTACCTATGACAACCCTTTACATCATATAGTAAAATCTGCTTTAACGACTTTTTTTGCTAATAGTGGAATTTTTGTTGAAAACGTTGATTTTGCGATTAGTGCATTATGGGTAAATATCAATAAAAAAGGAAATTTTCATTATAACCATCTTCACCCAAATTCTGATTTTTCGGGGGTTTTGTGGATTAAGGTTCCTGACGAAAATAGTGAAATAGGGTTCCAATCGCCAAATAACTACAATCAGTGGAGATCGACTCAAATATATAAAAGTGATTTTAGAGATACAATTGGATTAGAGCCGTCTTGGAGTTTTACCCCATCTGAGGGAAATATGCTTTTATTTCCAAGTTCTATAATGCACAAAGTTCTTCCTAATGAGTCCGAAGAGGATAGGATTGCGGCTTCTTTTAATTTGTCTGTAGGGAATAAATAAGAATACATAAATACCTAAAAAGTATAGAAAGAAATGGGCATTCGCATACAAGGCAGTAATGACACGATTCTTGCAACTGATGGTAGTTGGAATGCGGAAGGAATTGACCTGTCAGCTGGATTGAATGTTGGTACTGCTGTTACTGTATCGGCAAGAGGTGATATTGCAATAACTGGTATTATAACTGCATCAAGTTTTAGTGGTGTTACTATAACAACAATAAACAATAATGCAGATAATAGATTAATAACAGGTTCAGGTACTGCAGATACATTAAATGGTGAAGCAAACTTAACTTTTGATGGTGATAATGTAACACAAACTATTGATGCAAGTGGAGAAGGTATTAATTTAGTTGCTGATGGAAATCACTATGGAGAAATTGAATTCGATGCTGATAGATCGGGTGCTGATAATACTCTTGGTTACTTAAATGCTAAATGGAATAATACTGCAGTTGCTTCTATAGCTTTTAATGCTGGTGCTGATACGACTAATAAAGATGATGGGTATATAACATTTAATACTAGATTATCTGGTTCTGCAGAAGCCGAAGCTATGCGGATTGATACAACTGGTAGAGTCCTTATGGGAACAACTACTGAAGGTGAAGCATCGGCGGATAATTTAACTGTGGCGGATAGTGCAGATTGTGGGATAACTATTCGAGGTGGTACTTCTAGTAATTGTTCAATTTTATTTTCCGATGGAACTAGTGGAACTGGTGAATATGCAGGTAATATAGATTATGATCATAATGGTGATTATATGAGAATTTTCACTGCCGCTGCAGAAAAGTTTCGTATAGATTCCTCAGGACATGTTTTACCAGGATCAGATAATGCACAGGATTTAGGATCTTATGCAAAGCGTTGGGCAAATGTTCATTCAATGGACTTGAATTTATCTAATGAAGGTTCTCAGAATGATGTAGACGGATCTTGGGGTTCTTATACAATTCAAGAGGGTGAGGATGATCTCTTCTTATTGAATCGTAGAAATGGTAAGAAATATAAGTTTAATTTGACAGAGGTATAATATTATGTCAGTTCTTGTTGGTGCTGCTAATTCGACTTATCTCAGGGATGGAGATGGTGGTAATGTTGCTGTTGGTTTAGGTACTACAAGTGCAGCGGGAAGAGTTGCAGGTGTAGGAACTCCTGTAGGTACTTTGGCATTTAATGCAGATGATGGTAAAGTAATGGTCTTTATTGGAAATAATTATTCAGGAAGGAAAGCTTGGGAAGTTGTTGGTGGACAATCCTAAATAGAAAAACGGAGGCTTATTGAAGAATGGCAATTTTTGTAGGTAGCGGTAATTCAACTTTCTTGAGAGCATCAGGTGGTGTTGTCGGTGTTGGTTTGGGTACTACCAGCGCATCAGGAAGAAGCGCAGGGGTTGGAACTGCTTTAGGAGAATTAATTTTTAATGCTGATGATGGGAATGTAGAAGTATTTGATGGTACACAATGGGCAATAGTTGGAACTCAAACTCCACCATTTACTGCAACAGGTGGAACAGTAGATTCTACTTCAAGAGCTGGATGGAAAGTTCATACGTTTACAAGTCCTGGTACTTTGGTGGTTGAAGGACCCGCTGCGGGTAAGGATGGAGAATATTTAGTTGTTGGTGGTGCAGGTTCTGCAGGTGACTCACAAGGTGGTGGAGGTGGAGCAGGTGCTATTAGAGCTGACGATGAATATACAATTACTCCAGGAACTTATCCTGTAACTGCTGGTTCTGGTGGTGCTAAGAATGAACCTTCTAATAAGGGAGATAATGGTCAAGATTCAGTATTCGGTACTATAACTGCTGCAGCAGGTGGTGGTGGAGGAGGCAACCACCAACGTAATGCGAACTCTGGTGGTTCTGGAGGTGGTGGTGCTTGCCATATGGGTCAAGGTGGAACTGGTGGAGGTGGTACTGGTGATGGTGGTGGTACTAATGATTCAAATAGTCCTGCTAGTGGCTGGGGTAATGGTGGTGGTTCTGGAAGTCCTACACTGAATTCTGGTGGCGGCGGTGGCGGTGCTGGTGGCGGTGGTGGTACTGGCGGCGGTCAAGGTGGCGGTCAAGGTGGAGCAGGATTGCAATATGGTATAACTGGATCTCAACAATGGTTTAGTGGTGGAGGCGGTGGCGGCTCTCAAGGTGGACAAGGTGGTACGGGCGGTAATGGCGGTGGTGGTAGTGGTGCCAACACTGATAGTGGTTCTGGTCAACAAGGAGGAGCAAACACTGGAGGTGGCGGCGGTGGATCAGGTGGTAACCCTGGTGTACCTGGTACTGGTGGATCTGGCGTTGTTATTGTTGCTTATCCCACATCATAAATTAGGAATTATTGATTATGGCATTTAGAAGATTTTGGACTTTAGACGGAGTAGTTGATTACCCTATTCCTGGAGTTGACACTGCAATTAGAACGTTACGTCCTCATGGACGTTATGAATTGCAGAATAAAGAATTTTTAGGATGGGAGGATGATACTGGATTAGGACCTCCTACATGGGATGAAATCAATGCAGAAATTGCTAGAGAAGTGGAGATATATAATTACTATCTTTATGAAAGAAATCGTGAAGATGAATTCCCTGATTGGAAAGATCAGTTAGATATGTTGTACCATGATATAAAGTCTGGGAATCTAAATAATGGTAAGTGGATAACTGCTATTGATGCAGTAAAAGAAAGACACCCTAAACCAGAGTTCAAACCAGAGTAATATGGCACATTTCGCAAAAATAGGTGCAGACAACAAAGTAATTGCTGTGTATGTATGTGGTAATGCCGATACACGAACTGATGGTGGATTAGAGAAAGAAGAGATTGGAGCTGCTTTTTTAAAGGCTCAATTTGATGGAGAGGTTTGGAAGCAATGTTCTTATAATACCTCTAAAGGTCAGCATTTACAGGGCGGGACTGCTTTACGTGCTAATTATCCAGGACCTGGGTGGACTTATGATTCATCAAATGATATTTTTGTTCAACCACGACCAACCGATAGATATGGGGAATTGTGTGCTTCTTGGACAGTAAATACAACTACTGGTATGTACGAACCTCCTGTAACTCGACCTACGGGTGATGGAGATGGTACAAGTATTAGTAGTTATACCTGGGATGAAGCAGCATATCAAGCAGATAATACTAAGGGATGGATCCAGATTGATTCTTAATTGACTTTTTAATAAGATTTATATATAATGAATTGAATATATCATAGGTATATGGCTCATCAGACTGTATGGTTTTCTACCGATCTTCCAGAGGATGTAATAGATATTCTTGACAGAGATTTAAAAGATAATTTTGATAATACATTAGAAGATTCGAAAGTAGGAAAAAATATTACAAACAAAGATATAAGAAATTCACAACATGCTTGGGTTCCTAGTGACCATTGGATTTGTGGATTTTTGTGGTATTATGCACACAGAGCAAATAGAGAGAATTTTCTTTATGATATTGATAACATTGATGGTAGGGCAGTACAATACACTCATTATGGGGTAGGTAGTTATTATGGATGGCATACAGATCAAAGTATTGGAAGTTATTACAAACCAGAGGCTATAGATAAGAAAACTGTTGATGGTGATAATCAGCAATTAACACAAGATTTTATTAATACTGAAATTGAATTGGTAAGAAAACTTTCTTTTACATTACAGTTATCTCATCATGATGACTATGAGGGTGGTAATGTTCAGTTTATGAATGAAATGGGTAAGTCTTATTTTGCTCCTAGAAAACGTGGGACCATGATTATATTTGATTCTCGTTTGAACCATAGGGTTTGTAAAGTAACAAAAGGAGTTCGTAAATCTATTGTTGGGTGGTGTATAGGCCCACGTTGGAGATAATAGATGACTACTTCATGGACCCGTAATAAGGATTTTGATAGATTGGGATACTTTCCAGTAGAAAGACTGTGGGTTCCTGAAGAACTTTATAGTCCTCTTCCTAAGATGAGAGGTCAACAGACTTGGTGGGGGAATGGAATAAAGCAATTTACTTATAAAGATGTAGAGGACCAAGTTAATGGGTCTTTATCTCGTTATTATTTCCCACCTTACAAACATATTCATACAGGTGTTCGTTTAAAAATAGAAAAAATTATTGGTCGTAAACTTTATAATACCTATTATTATGATCGCTTTTATCTTCCTGGACAAGAATTAACTCGTCATACTGATCGGGATGCATGTGAAATTTCAGTTACTATGCATATTAGTAGTAATTGTAAAAATTTATGGCCTATTTGGATTAAGACGGTAAATGGTGAAGATCATTCATTACAACTTGAGGAAGGAGATGCAATAATTTATAAGGGATGTGAACAACTTCATTGGAGAGAACCGTTACCAAGAGAATATGAGAAGAAGTGGTTTAGAACTGTAGAAAAAGAGGATTTATATTATCATCAGGTTTTCTTTCATTATGTTTTGGCAGATGGTGAGAGATCTCATTATGCTAATGATATGGCACGGTAAAAGTGCTCCTATATAGAATGATAAATAATCCATAACGGATTATATAGCCTGGAAAATAACATGGGTCTCTCAAGATTAGAGAATTTTCTTAAAAATGCGCGAGGTAATATCCTGTATGTCAGTCCAAATGATCTGGACTCTACAGATAGTATCGACAATAAAGGAAATTCATTAACCCGTCCTTTTAAGACTATTCAAAGGGCTCTCATTGAAGCATCAAGATTTTCATATCAGCGTGGTTTGGATAATGACCGTTTCGGTAAAACCACAATCTTATTGTATCCTGGTGAACATGTAGTAGATAATAGACCTGGTTGGATTCCTACAGATGATAGTGGAAGTGCAAGTTATACTTTAAGAGATGGTACAGAATCTACTGATTTTTCTGCATGGGACTTAACAACAGTATTTGATTTAAATAACGCAAATAATGCACTCTATAAACTTAACAGTGTTCATGGTGGTGTAATTGTTCCTCGTGGTACATCACTTGTAGGTTTAGACTTAAGAAAGACAAAGATAAGACCAAAATATGTTCCTTCCCCAACAAATGATAATATTGAAAGATCTGCACTTTTCCGTGTAACTGGTGAGTGTTATTTCTGGCAATTCTCTGTATTTGATGCTGATCCTAATGGTGATGCATATGTAGATTATACTGCAAATACTTTTCTTCCTAATTTTTCTCACCATAAACTTACTACTTTTGAGTATGCTGATGGTGTTAATAATGTAGATATTAAGGATGCTTTCTTAACTTACGGCACAGATCGTACTGACCTACAGATGTATTATGAGAAAGTAGGCCTCGTATATGGTACTGCTAGTGGTAGGGAGATTCAACCAGATTATCCTTCAAGTGGTGTAGATATTCAACCTAAAGTTGATGAATATCGTATTGTTGGTTCAACTGGTAAATCTGTTGGAATTTCAAGTATTAAAGCAGGAGATGGAACTACATCAACCAATATTATTACGGTTACAACTACCAGTGCTGTTACTGGATTGGATGTAGATACTCCAATTAGAATTGCAGGACTTACTGCTGGTGGATATAATGGACAATACGTAGTTAGTGAAAGAACATCTTCTACTGTCTTTAAATATGAAGTACAGAATGCTCCTGTTAATGCTCTTCCATCGGTTACTGGATCAACTGTAGCACTTCAATCTGATACTGTTACATCATCTTCACCTTATATCTTTAACTGTTCTTTGAGATCGGTTTATGGTATGTGTGGACTTTATGCAAATGGTGCTAATGCCACTGGTTTCAAATCAATGGTTGTTGCTCAGTTTACAGGTATTGGTCTACAGAAGGATGATAATGCATTCATCTTATATAATTCTACAACTGGTGTATATGATGATAGTACAGTTCCAGGAAATGAGAATTTAAGTACAAATTCACGAGCTGTATTTAAACCCACTTATGCAAACTATCATATTAAGTGTGATAATAATGCAGTTCTTCAGTTAGTTTCTATCTTTGCTATTGGTTATGCAAACCATTTTGTATCTGATACTGGTGGTGACCAATCTATTACAAACTCTAACTCTAACTTTGGTGCTCAGTCACTAAGTGCAGTTGGATTTAGGGATACTGCATTCTCTCAAGATGATTTGGGATATGTTACTCATGTTATTCCACCTAAGCAGATTCCTATTACAGAAAATGCAATTGAGTTTAATGCAATTGATATTGGAACAACTGTAGGTATTGCGACTACAAATGAAAGGTTATATCTTTATGATCAGTCTAACTTTGATGCTCCTCCAGAAAACGTATTGGAAGGATATAGAGTTGGTGCAAGAGATTTAGATGATCTGGTAGTTCTAGTTCCTAATTCAGCTGGTACTCCAACTGAATATAAGTCTAGAATTGTGATGCCAGAATCACAATCCAGTTCTGAGAAATCATTTAATATTGATAGAAGTTCTGCTGGTATTAATAGCATAACAAGTAATATTATTACATTAACTGAGAATCATACCTTTGCAAATGCAGAATCGGTTAGGGTTCTAAGTGATAATGGACGACTTCCTGACGGTTTAGATGCGAATACTGTCTATTTTGTCATTACAAGTAGTAATAGTAGTAGTGGATTAACAACTACAAAGGATGTTAAACTTGCTAAGACTGAAACAGATGCTAAAAATGCTTCTGCTTTAACGATTAATAACCTTGGTGGTTCCCTTAAAGTTGTAAGTAGAGTATCTGATAAGAATTCTGGTGAGATTGGTCACCCAATTCAGTGGGATTCTACCGAATCTCAGTGGTATATTAAGGTATCTACTGCTTCAACTGACAATGCGATTCAACCTGATGTTGTTGTTGGTTTAGGTACAACTGCTTTAGGAGCTGCTACTCCAAGATCATACATCAAGAGAAAGTCGGATAATAGAAATGCAGATGATACCGCATACAGATTAAGATATGTAATTCCTGCATCAAGTGGAGGTTCTGTTGCAAGACCACCTATTGATGGATTCATTTTACAGGAATCTAATACTTCTATTGGATCAACTAATTCGGAGATTGAGACTTATTTTGGATCAGGATCTCTGAGCAATGTTAATCAACAGAGAAACTTTAGATTTATTGCTAATGCTAATTGGTCTTCCAGTGTAGCAAATATTCTTACAGAACTTCCTCATGATCTTTCTGTAAATTCGAGAGTACAACTTGTTAATATTAAGAGTGGTGTTAATACCACAGGTGCAGGTAACTCTGGATATAATGGTACATTCTATGTTAGTGGTATTACTAGTGCAAGAGAATTTACTGTTGGTATTTCTACTAGCCCTGGAGCATTTGAGAATGATACTCTTACAAGGAATACTGATCTTCCATATTTTAAGAGAAAGGATTATAAAACTACCTATTTCCTTCAAGATACTCACGAGGTTCAGAAGTATGTTCAAGGAGAACAGGATGGTATTTACTATCTAACAATATTAAACTCATCTAACTCACCTGTTGTAAGTCCATTTACGGGAGATAAGTTTACTCAACCTATTACTAATCTTTATCCTCAGACAAATAGAGATACCCCAGTTTCTGATCCAGATCCTGCGATATCTTATGCTGTTTCCTCTCCTATTGGTGAGGTTGTTGTAGATAATGTTGAGAAGAGTCTTACTAAGGAGACTGTTAATAAGTTCTTTGATGACATAGATGTTGGTGTTGGATTAACGGATATTAATACTAGTGTGGCTGGAACCAGTCATATTATTCATACCAGTATTGATCATGGTCTGAATAGAATTACTAAGGTAAGTATTGCAAGTAGTGGAACTCAGTATGGTACAGGTGTTGATGCTGATTACTACAATGCTAAGTTAGTTGCATTTGGATCATCTGTTACTGGTGAGAATGCTAGTGCAAAAGTTGGTGTAGATGCTACAGGTGGTATTGTCAGCATTGTGATTATGGATGGTGGTAGTGCTTATGGTGTAGGTAATACATTGGCAGTTGTTGGTATTGCTACAACAGGAACCACTGGACATACTGAAGCTGTTATACAAGTTACTGAAGTTTATGATAACGTTGGAGATGTAATTAGAATCTCTGGGGTTACTTCTGACACTTATAACCCATATAATAGTGTTTATAGAATCACAACGGTTGATCCTGGATTTGCGAAGAGTTTCACTGTCTATAGTGATAATGCTATTACGGGTGTAACAACAACAGGTATTGGAACAGTTCCATTAGATACAGCGTCTTCTGCTTTAACTGGTGAATCTATTGTAGTTAGCAATATTGCTTATAATACTACAAGTGGATTGGCAACTGTTACAACAACTAATACTCATGGTCTGAAAGCAAATGCTAAGGTTAAACTTTCTACGGGTATTGGTGGTACAATTGCTGCTTGGGATGGAGACTTTATTGTTAAGCAGAATGTAGACCTTAACAACTTTATATTGAACATTGGTATTGGTAAGACTGATGCAACAGTGGCAGCTGCTTCCTCAATGTTTGCTTTACGTGAAGGTGTTACTTCTAATAGTGGTACTCCTACCTTAGAGGATGAGAGTTTGAATGGTAGAATGGTTCCAACATATGCTGGTATAACCACTACTCTTTCTGCTGCTATTGCTGATGCTGTTACTACTGAAGTTAGATTGACTGATGTTAGTACATTGGGAGTACAAATTGGTGATTATCTAGCAATTGATAATGAAATTGTTAGAATCAAAGGTACACCTGCTAACCCAGCAACCAACCCATTAAGTGTTTTCCGTGCAGTTCTTGGAACTAGAGCAACTACTCACTCTACAGGATCATTGGTTCGTAGGATTAAACCATATGCTGTTGAATTAAGAAGACACTCTATTAACAGAGCATCTGGACATACATGGGAGTATGTTGGATACGGTCCTGGTAACTATTCTACTGCACTTCCTGATAAGCAAGATAGAGATATATCGGATGTTGAAGAGTTACTTGCTCAGTCAACTAGAAAGAATGGTGGAGTTAACTACTTCACAGGTATGAATGATCGTGGTATTTCTTATGCAGGTAATAAGAAATTAAGTACGGTTACTGGTCGTGAGGAAGTATTTGATACTCCACTTCGTACTGTAACTGGTGAAGATATTTCAAATAAGGCTGGAATTAACCTTGTTAAAGCAACTGATGGTACATTTACACAATCTATTCGCGTAGATGGTGGAGATGAAGGTAAGGCAATTTCCGAATTTACTGGTCCTGTTGTCTTTAGTAATAAGGTAACATCGACTGCTTCCAATGGTATTGAAGCAAACTCTGTTTATATTCAGGGTGATTCAACAGTCTCTAGAAAGTATACTGTTGGAATTGCTACTCCAACCACTGCAGGAACTCCTGGTGATGTTGTTTACTATGAGAACCCAGAACATGGTAAGTATCTTGGTTGGGTTTATACAGCAAATAAAGATTGGAAGAGATTTGGTAATGTCAGTCTTTCTAAGGAATCTGATATTTACCTCTTTGATCAGGTAGGAGTTGGTACTACAACTGTTGGTACTAATACTTTACGTGTAGGAGCTGGCACAAGTCTCTTTAATGTTGATAATGATGGTGTTGGTATTGGAACTGAAGCGAATGGTAAGAAATTATGGGTAGAAGGTGACACTAACATTAAGGGTAATATTAACTATGTTGGTGTTATTACTGCTACACAGTTCAGTGGATCTGGTGCAAATATAACCAATATTAATGCATCTGCTACTGGATGGACTCCTGTTCAGGTTACTTATGCTGGTGCAGGTAATACGGGTGTTTATGCATATGGTGGTGGAGATGTATTAAATTCAAGGGTTGGTATTGGAACTTCGATTCCAACTTATAACCTTGAATTGGGTATGGATCCTAGTAAGTATATTACTACTCTGGGATATGCTCATACTGACCTTTATGTTCATAACCGTTCAACCTTTATTGGAACTATAACTTCTGGTGATATTGATATGTCATCGGCTAGATTGAGGAATATGGATGGTAGTTTCCAGTTATATGATACTGGAGGATTGATATATGCTGGTGTAACTACATCTACTACATTAGTTGTTGGAAGTAGTGGAACTGCTATTCAGACCACATCTGCTTCTTATATTGGATTTGGAACGGCAACACCAAGATCTAAGGTTGACATTGATGGAAGACTAAGAATTAAGTCAATGCATGAGAATGTTCAAGAACTTGATATTTCTAGCGGAAACGTTAATATCGATCTTGATCATGGTCAGACATTTAACTTATTAGTTGATGAGGCAGTAACTCAATTTACTGTGTTGAATCCTCCTGATGAATCAACCGCATTCACTATTAAGATTACGCAGAATGGAACGGGGTATTCTGTTGGTATAGATACCTTTAAGACATCTGCTGGTGCTGCACTGACGGTATTCTGGCCTGGCGGTGGAGTTCTCCCAGTAGTTACTCAGACTGCTAATAAGACAGATATCTATTCATTTAAGAGCATCGATGGATGTAGTAGTCTATTCGGTATCGTAGGAGGACAGAACTTCGCATGAGTATGAATATTTGGAATGAGAGAGAGAATACTTTAGACATTAATGGTCCAACTATCTCTACCTCTACCAATCCTTCATCTGCAAATATTTGGCCCTTTGGTGACACTGCCGAAGAGGATAAAGGATGGCAATCGTTTACGGCAGCTGCAACGGCAAGTTTTCCTACTGGATTAGCAACTGCTTATGCTACGAATACAGGGACAGTTGCATATCAGTGGTATGAGATTACTGATGGCAAGTTAGGACCTTCTACAACATATACAGGAGAGACTTCTGGTACTTTACAAATTAAGTATGCAGAAAGTCCTGATGATAGTGGAAAACAATATTATGCTAAGATGGATGTTACTCCATCAGCATATGGAACGACTGATCCTATTACTGTAGGAACAGCAAGATCTACTCCTAATGCTATTAATGAACCAATATATTCAGAAAGAGCAACTCTCACAGTATTACCTGAGATGTCGGTTACTACGGGACCTAGTACTCAGACAGCAATTGTTAATAATACCGCAACATTCAATGTGGTTGGTGGACTAACAGATAGCAGTCAAGGTGCTATTTCTTATCAGTGGCAAATAGGTGGGAGTGATGTAAGTAATGGAACAAGACAAACTCAATCATCTGTAACAGATTTTGATTATACTTATACTCCTCCAGGAAGTCATATTTTAGTTATTCCTGATGATGCTACGGACATAACAATTGAAATCGCTGGTGGACAAGGTGGTTATGGTGGTAGTGATTCTAATGGATCTGGTGGATCAGCTGGAAAAGGAAGATATGGTAAGTTTACTTTACCTGATGGTGGAAGAACTTTAACAATTTACCCAGGTCAGAAGGGTGGAAATAACGGTGGTTCTGGTGGCGGTAGTACAATTGGTGGTTCAGAAGCTGGCAATGGAGGAAGTGCAGGTAACTCTGGTGGAGGCGGCGGCGGTGGATCAGGAAGTTATGTATATGATAGTATTACCTCATCTTACATTTTAGTCGCTGGCGGCGGCGGTGGAGGAGGAGGTGGATCCTGGAATGATAACGGAAATAGTGGAAGTAATGCAGGAAATTGGCAAAGTGTAGGTGGTGGATTAAGTGGATGGAGTGATGCTGGTAATGGTGGAACTAGAGGTGGTTCACAAGGTAATGATGGCGGCGGCGGAGGCGGCGGCGGTAATGGTTATCGCCCTGGCTCTGGTGGATCTGCGGGACAGGATAATCCTCCTCCTCCACCTCCTCCTCCACCACCCCCACCACCTCCACCAGATGATGATGACGGGTGCTTTACTCCCAATACTCTAGTATTGATGGGTGGAGATCTAACAGAAAAACCAATTTCTCAAGTTAAAGTTGGTGAGTATGTTATGAATAAGGATAAGACAGAAGCAAATGAAGTTGTTTTTGTTGAGAAGTTTCCTTCAGGAACTAAAGTGGGTAAATTATATACACCTGTTAAAGGTGGTGAACCATTTGCTACTTCTAATCATATGTTGGAAGTAGATGGGAAATGGGTTCTTGTAACTCATCCTGTTTATCCATGGCTAGAATATTTGAAGTGTGAAAATGCACCTGAATCAACTGTAATTCATTCGATTGGAGATACCGAACTTTATAACCTATGGGTTTCAGGTGATGGAACTTATATTGTTAATGGTTATGGAACCCATTCCATTATGTTTGATGGTGGATGGATGGTGAATTGTTATAAGCAAGGGTTGCTTGATCAAGAGGGTGTAATGGACTTGATGAATTATTACACAGGTGAAAAACCAGAGTTATTGCATGGATCTTTCCTTGTTAATAGACTTTTAGGTAAGGTTAATGTTAAACTATTAAATAGATTGTGGATCTATATGCTGTGTGCTGATGATTCCACTACACGTAAGAAATTATCACATTTAACAATGAGGATCTTACAGAAAATTAGGAGGATAGTTTAATGGGAGCCGCAGGAGGAGGTGGAGGAGGACAAAGTGCCTACAACAATCAAGTTGCTGGATTAGTTGCTAATAGTAGTAATACTTCTACAGATCCCTATGTAAAAGTTAAATACACTTCTGCAACTCAATCAGGTGGTACTTCAGTTACTACAAATACAATTATCACTGGTGCTACTAGTGAGACATTAACTCTTAAATCAGATAGGGTTGGGATCCAAACTGTAAGATGTAAATTAACTCATCCTGTTGCTGTTAATAAAGAAACTGCTGCTTCTTTACCTGTTACGAGAGCTAATTCTGCCATTTATACTAAGACTGTAGATTTTGAAGCAATTAGTGCTACCAATCAACAAATTTCTCAATTAAATTATGAGATTACTAGAGATTGGATGAATTATAGTGGTGGTACAAGTAATCAAAATTTATTTTTAAGTTCTCTTAATGTGGGTGCTACTACGGTTACTCCTAATCGTACTATTACAATTTTTCCACCTGATGAAAATATTAATGTCAAAATAACAATGGTTGGTGGGGCTGGTGATGGTTTTCATGGTAATAGGGGTGGTCATGGAGGATTAACTGCTTTTACATATACTTTATTGCAAAATGTAGAATATACATTTAAATTTGGATATAATACTGATGAAGGTGGGACTGCTTCTTTAGGTAGAGGTGGACCTGGTGCATATTTTTATGAGAAAGGAGTTCTTTTAGTTGCCTGTGGTGGTGGAGGAGCTTCTGGATGGTATGGTGTCAATGGACCCTGCAATGGAGGTGACGGAGGTGGAGCAGGATATCCAGGTGCTAATGGTGAAGGTGGTACTGGTGGTACTGGTGGAGTTAATGTAGCAACTGGAGCATTACCTGGTGCTGGTTTACAGGCATCAGGAATTACAGGTGGTAAGGTAGAATCTTGCACATCAGGAGTTTATTGGGCTAATCAAGGTTATTCTCCTTGTTCTGATATGGGATCACAGAAATTCCGTACATATCAAGGGAATATGGTAACATCTACTACTGCTATTACAAGAGGATATAAAGCAGCAAGTAATGTGTCTTCTGATAGTGGATTTAATGGATATCGGACAAATGGTGGAAATAGTGGAAGTAATGTAAGTGGTACATGGGTTGGTGGTGGAGGATCTGGTGCTTATGGTGGTAATGCAGCAGGAGATTTTTCCTCAGGTGGTGGAGGTGGAAGTGGATATACAAATGGTGCAGTAACAATTACACAGGCCCAACAGGGTGGTGGTGTACAAAACTTCTCAGCAGCAATTATTGAACTACCTTGAATGAAACATGAATTTGTGAATCCTTATTATTATGAACAATTAAATAATGAGGACCTGAAAGAAATACACGATTACATCTCACAATTATCGGATAGTGATTATAAACATAATGAGTTTGATTATTATGATGGTCAGGAAGATAAGAAGTATGATGTGTATAGATCGTGTGAAATACATTATCCAAAACAATCAACTCCCCTATGTCGTATAGGTAAGAAATTTTTTAATTTAATTAATAAAAAGTATTACAAATATGACTTGAAGAATTTATTTGAATTTCAATTGATTAAATATCATGTGGGAGGAGAGTATAATTGGCATGTTGATTATGGAGTTGCTCCACGGAGAGGATTGGTAAGAAAGTTAAGCATGACCATGCAATTAACCTATCCTGATGAGTATGAGGGAGGAGAATTACAATTGGTTGATTATGGTAATCATTTGGTGATGATGGAGAAGTATGCGGGTAGAGTATTGGTGTTTGATTCTAAAGTACCTCATAAAGTATGGCCAGTTACTTGGGGTAAGAGATTTGCACTAGTTGGATGGGCGAATGGACCACAGTTGAGATAGTGATAACATAAATAATAAAAAATAGGGGGAGAGTGAACCCGAATGGCAATTAATAAGAATTTTGTCATCAAGAATGGCGTTGAGGTAAACACCAATTTACTTGTTGGTGATAGTACTCTCAACATGGTTGGTGTCGGTACTACCATACCTGGATACGATCTGCATGTAGGTAGAGGAGCAGGTGGTCGAGGAGGTATTGGTGCAACAGACCTGACTGTAACAGGTATTGCTACGATTGGTGTTGCTAATAGTACGTCGGGTGCATTAAGTGTAACAGGTATATCTACATTTGAAGGAGAAATATTAGGTCAAGGAGGAATAACTGCTAGAACTGCAAAGGTAACGGATTTAACATCTACTCGGTTAATAATTGCAGGAACAGGAGGAGAGTTAGAAGATAATGCTAATTTAACTTTTGGTAGTGGAGTATTTACTGTTGCTGATAATGTAAGTATTGGTGGTAGTATTAATGTATCAGGAATTGCTACTGCTCAATCACTAAGTATTGGTGCAACTGCAGTAATTGATAGGAATTTCCAACTCAAGAATATTGCATCACTTGACTCAACAACAACTGCAACAATTGAGTCAGCTATTGCATCGGGTCCGAATACATTTGATGATCTGAAAGTAACTGGTTTATCAACTTTTGTTGGACTGGGAACATTCAATAGTGGAGTATGGGTTGCTGGTATTTCTACATTCATTGGAGCAATTGATGCTGATGGTGGTGCTAATATTGCTGGTGGATTAGTTGCTAATTCTGCTGCAATTAGTGATTTAACAGATAATAGAGTTGTTATTGCTGGTTCTTCTGGAGAATTAGAAGACGATGGTAATTTAACCTTTGACGGTGCAATGTTGAAGGTTGGAACTGCTGCGACCATAGCAGTCAACGGAAATGCAGCTTTTGCTGGTATTGTAACAGTTGGTGGTAACTTAAATGTTACTGGGGATATTGTATATGATGAGGTAACTGGTAGAAATCTAAACATATCAGGGGTTGCTACAGTTGCTACTCTTGCTGTTACTGGAATTGGAACTGCTGAGACATTACAAATTGGTAATTTAGGTCTTGGTGTTACTGGTATCTCTACCTTTAGAAGTAGAGTAGATTTTGGTGAGGTTGGTACTTCTGCTACAGTATATGCTAATGGTAATGCAACCTTCTCTGGTATTGTAACTGCTGCTCAATTTGAAGGTGGTGGTATTGGAATTGGTATTGGTAGTACTGGTTCAGGAACTCTTGGATTAGATCTTGTTGGGTTTGGATATACCATGCTCAGTTTCGTGGGTTCTGGTGTTAGCATGGTTCGCTACAATGACACCCTCGGAATTGCTACTGTTGTAATTGAAGGTGGAAGTGGTGGATCTGCTGGTGCTGCAGGAACATGGTCAGCATATAGTAGTTCTGGTATTGCAACGACCAAATCAATTGGTGTTGGTACTGTAGGTATGGCAGTCACTGCCCTCCAAGGTGGTGAAAAAGGTGCAAGTAGTGGTATTGGTGCCTCATTCAGAGGAGCATACATTTCTAATGGTATGGTAGTCTTTGATAATGAATTAAATGATTCTCATTATATTGGTACCGCATTTAATGGATTGATGGCAGGACCAGTAACTGTTAACGGAACGATGACCGTTGATGGAAATTGGGCCGTGGTCTAATGCTAAATAGTAAAACGATAAAGGGGGAGAGTGAACCCACATGACTGTAATTCAGCCAAATAGTATATCTGGAATTAATTCCATCACTGTACAGAGTGGTGAGGGTTTGTCTGTTCATAAGTCAGATGGAAGTTTAATAAGAGAAATTGTTTCTGCTACTGGAGTAGGTACTTTTTATGCTTTAAATGTTGGTAGTGCTACAAGTGTATCTAATAGAGGTGATGTTGCTATTTCAGGAATTGTAACTGCTAATGGTGGTGTTAAAGTTGCTGCAGCTGCTACAATTTCAACTAATGGTAATGCAACGTTTTCTGGTGTTGCAACTGCGAAAGCAGTGGATTTACAGACAGGTCCATTCAATGTTGGAACTGCCGCTACAATTTATGCAAATGGTAATATAACTGCTGGTATTGTTACTTTTAAAGCAGGGGATTTACAGACAGGTCCATTCAATGTTGGTACTGCTGCTACTATATCTGCTAATGGTAATGCAACTTTTTCTGGTATTGTAACCTCTGCAGGTTTTGTTGGAGATGGTTCTGGATTGACAGGTCTATCAGCAGGAACATCATTATCTGGATCAACTAACAATACAGTTTGTACTGTTACGGGATCAGGTGCTATTACTGGTGAACCTAATATCTTTGTTAATAGTAATAGGTTAATCCTTGGTACGGCTGATTCTCCACAAACTGTATATGCAGGAGTTGATACTGATGTTCTGCAGATAAATGGTAATACTAATGATTATCAAAAAGCTTCTATGAGTATGCAGTATTACTATTCTAATGCTGCTAGTCCTAGTATAAGTATTGCTAAATCCAGAGATACCTCAGTAGGAGGTCATACAATTGTTCAAGATAACGATTATATTGGTGGTTTTCGTTTTTTTGGTTCAGATGGAACTGATTTTGAACAAGGTCTTGCTATAGAAGTTCAGACAGATGGTAGCCCTGCCGCTGGTAAGGTACCAATGGGTTTGAGGTATTCAACTTATGCTGAAGGAGCTAATGCAGATAGTCTTACCGAAAGAATAAGGATAACTGATAAAGGAAATGTCTACCTACATGGTGGTACTAGAACTGGAGATGATCGAGAAAACCATCCTTATTTTGGAACCGATGCCTGTAAACTAACACTGGTCTATGATACAGACGGTGGTAATATGACTGATGGTTCATCGAATATTGTTTACGGTCTTGGTATTTACGATAAAGGTGGTAATAGTGGTTCATATGCTGTTTCTTTTAGAAACGGAAGTGCCACAGTTGGTAGTATAGGAATGAATGCGAGTGCTACTCAATTCAATACATCTTCTGACTATCGTTTAAAAGAAAATCAAGTTGCTATATCTGATGGTATAACTAGGTTAAAAACATTAAAACCATATAGGTTTAATTTTAAAACTGCACCGTCTGAAACTGTGGATGGTTTCTTTGCACATGAAGTGACAGCTGTACCTGAAGCTGTAACTGGTACAAAAGATGCAATGAAAGATGGTGAGATAGATCCACAATCTCTGGATCAATCTAAATTAGTACCTTTATTAACAGCAGCCTTACAAGAGGCCATCACTAAGATTGAAACTCTTGAAACTAAAGTTGCTGCACTTGAGTCTGCTTGATTATGATAACAATAAATAGTACAAAATAGGGGGAGAGTGAACCCGAATGGCTGAAATTAGAGTCGATAGAATAAAAGCGAGGAGTGGTATTAATACCCTCACTTTTACCGATCAAGGCGGGTTTAGTTTTCTTCCTGGCGTAGGTATTGGTACGACTGCAGTTAATGATACTGTAACAACTTCCAATACTGGTAAGTTATCTGTTGGTATTGCGAGTGGTAGAGAATTATATGTAGGATTAATAACTGCAAATAGAGGAGCAGACTATAGTTACGTAAATGTAGGTACTGGATTATCTGTTGTTGGTATTTCTACCTTTAATGATGCAGTAAATGTAGGATTAGTTACTACAGGAGATTTATCACAAACTTATATACATGTAGGAACTGGTGTATCTGTTGTTGGTATTGCTACCTTCCATGATACTGTTAAGATAGCTGGTATTACTACATTTTCCAGTACTTCTCATATAAAAATTCCAAGTGGTACGGATGCTCAGAGGCCTGGAACAGGTATAGCAGGAGATTTTAGATATAATACAACTTCTGGTAGTTTCGAAGGATTTACAAGTGAGTGGGGTTCAATAGGTGGAGGCGGTGGAGTCTCTCAAGTTAGTGGTATTGTAAGTACAACAAGTACAGTTGGATTTGCAGCATC